CCTTTACACCGGATTCCAACCATCAGTGGTGGGATGGCACGGTGGACGCCAAGACAGCTACCTGGGCTATCGGCAAGGGCGATCAGGTCGTATCTGTAAGTCCGACAAGTGTGACGCTGAATACCGGCGCCCGAAGCGCCAAGTTTACCGTGACCCGAAAGGGCGACGGCGTGATCTCTGCCGTTTCCAATAATGTTGGTGTGGCTACGATCGGTAACATCAATCAGCAGACCGGCGAGGTTACGGTGAACAGTGTAAATAACATCACCGGCACGACTACAATTATTGTTAAAGTAGCTGCGGGAGCCAACTATCTGGCTGGGGCCGATAAGCAGGTAGCAGTCAATGCCCAGTTCGTGACCATCTACGGCGTGGAATGGGACTGGACCAGCAGCGGCCCCACCAAGGGTAAGCGCACCGACGGAGCGGCGGGCTTTGGGGACCCCAACCCGGCGGTGAACAATGGCTCCGGCTCCTCGCCCTTTGACAATCTGTACCCCTGGAGCGGCATGGTCAAGGAGACCCGCACCGGCGGCGTGATGGTCAAGGAGCCCAAGTATTGGTACAAGTGGACCAAGAGCGGTAAGAAGCTGAAGCTTCAGATCGCAGACGGCCCTGTGGAAGGGTTCCATGTTGACCCGGTGAATATGGACCGTGGGGACGGCCTTGGAGAGCTGGACCTCTCCTACATCGCCCGGTATCACTGCGCCAGCGGCACCTACAAGTCGGAGACCAACAAGGCCCAGCAGGTGAACATCACCCGGAGCACGGCACGAACCCAGATCCACAACCTGGGGGCCAACATCTGGCAGCTGGACTTTGCCCAGATGTGGTATGTAAACATGCTGTTTCTGGTGGAGTTCGCGGATTGGAACGGCGAGCGGATCGGCCGGGGCTGCTCGGCCAGCAACTCCAAGGAGAACAACGGGCGTACGGACGCTATGAAGTACCACACCGGTACTACGGCGGCCAATCGGGATACTTACGGTTTCACACAGTACCGGAACATCGAGGGCTGGTGGGACAATGTGTACGACTGGATGGACGGCTGCTATTACAATGGCAACGGCCTGAACGTCATCAAGAATCCCAATCAGTTCAGCGACAGTGCCAACGGCGTGCTTGTCGGTAAGCCGGTTGCTGGTTACCCGAAGGACTTCGCCATCCCGACCCAAAGCGGGCTGGAGTGGGCGCTGTATCCCTCTGAGGCTGGCGGCAGTACCACCACATATGTCCCGGATTACTGGAGTTTCGACGGTAGTTACCCGTGCCTGTTCCACGGCGGTTACTATAGCCAGAGCCAGAATCACGGGCCGTTCTACGTGAACTACCACAGTGCGTCGGGCACGAGCTCCGACATCGGCTGTCGCCTCCAGGAACGCCCGCCGAAGGCGGCGTGACCATTCCCCTGGGGAGGAGGGGGTTTGGGGTGAGGGGACCGCAGTCCCTTCCCCCAAGCTCCGGCCTTCCACGCATTTCAAAATGGAGCGGAAGGGCTCCTTTTCACCTTAATAAGAACAACATTTGAAACCGCTCTTCTTTGGTAAGAGGAGAGCGCGGGGTCGACTTTGCAGCAGACGATGTCCCGGATAACTGGAATTTCAACGGTAGTAACCCGTGCCTGCACCACGGCGGTAACTATAACCAGAACCAGAATCACGGGCCGTTCTACGTGAACTACAACAGTGCGTCGAACACGAACTCCAACATCGGCTGTCGCCTTCTTGAAGCAGACGCAGGCCATTGGGCCTGTCGGGTATGGCTGAACCTCCTATCGGTAGTCAGGGTTCCTCACCCTTTCTATTACGCAGAGTTGACCGCGCAGCACTTGCTGACGATGAGCCGTCAGGACACAGCCTGGTACACTTCGGGCCGGGTTTCGCCCCGGAACCACCCGCGGCGATGGAACGGCTGTGAGGCTACAAGGAGGATATTATCCCTGATGAAACGAGTGAGAGTTTACCAACAAATCCTTTCGGAAGACAATCTGCGCCTGGCCATCCGGGAAGTCAACCGGGGACACCGGCGCAACGGCGACCACAGCCTGAACAAGAAGGTCCTGGAGATCGAGGCGAATATGGATGCGTATGTGGCGGAGCTGCGCAGGTTCATCGAGGACCTGGTGAGTGGAGACGCGCACATGCACCCGCCGCTGAAACGGCGGCGCTGGGACCGGAACGCGGACAGCGGAAAGGGCAAATGGCGGGACATCAACGAGCCGCTTTTGTGGCCGGACCAGTATGTCCACCATGCGGTGTTACAGCCCATGATCCCGCACATCATGCGGAGCATGGACAAATACTGCATCGCAAGCGTGCCGGGACGGGGAAATTCCTACGGGGTCAAGGCGATCAAGAAGTGGATGAACGGCGACGCCGCCGGCACACGGTACGGTGCGGAATGCGACATCTACCACTGCTTTGAGGAGCTGGACCCGCCGTATGTTATCCAGGCGCTGAAACGGCTGTTCAAGGACCGGGAGACCCTCTGGCTGTGCGACGCCCTGATGGAATACGGCGTACTGATCGGCGCGTTCTTCTCCGCCTGGTTCCTGCACCTGGTACTCCAGCCGCTGGACCTGATGATCCACCAAAGGGAGTACGGCGTCAGCCACTACCTGCGGCAGATGGACAACTTCACCATCTTCGCCTCCAGCAAGCGGAAATTGCGGAAGCTGATCCGGGATATTCAGGCGTGGCTGGCCGACGTGGGACTAAAGCTGAAAGACAACTGGCAGGTCTTTCGGATCGGCTTTACCCCAAGGGTGGAGAAGGCCAGAGAGCAGCTGCCCGAGGCCAAACAGCGCCGAAGACGGCCGAGGATTCCGTCGGCGCTGGGCTACCGGTTCGGGCACGGTTACACCATCCTCCGAAAGCACAACCTGTTTCGGCTCAAGCAGTCGCTGCATTTATATTACTACCGAAGGGATCGAAACCGGGTCATCTCGTTTAAGCGGGCCTCCGGCCTGATCTCACGGCTTGGGCAGCTCCGAAAGTGCGATTGTCAACGGATTTTGGAGCGGTATTACCAGCCGAAGACCATGTTCGATCTTAAGAAAGTCGTCCGAAAAGAGTGCAGACGGCTTCAGAAATTATATCCGCCCTACCAGGCGGCGTGAAAGGAGCGGCACCATGAAAGTACAAGGGATGGTTGACCCCGGCAGTTTTACCGTGGAGCGCATTCCCGGAAGCGGAAGAAGCCTTGTACGGCTTTTCCAGAACGTGACGCCTGTCCAGACCGAGGACTTCACCGGATATGAGTACGACGAGTACCATGTGGAGGTGGAGACCTGGGACGGCATCGCGGCAAACGTGCGGGAGAACTACGAGACGTTCCTGAGAAAGGGAGTAGACAACGAGATCGACCGCAGCAATCGGGCACTGTATTCCGCACAAGTGGATACGGATGCCATGAACGTGGACCAGGAATTCCGTCTGACTCTGCTGGAGCTGGGTCTGACGGAGCTGGATATTTAAGAAAGGGGAAAACTGCTATGTTGTACCGAACTTTGAAGCGCATGATCGAGAGAGGCCAGACGGCGGGTATCGAGACGAAGCTCGATATTTTCTATGCCGCCGACAAAATCAGCGAGAGCGAGTATCAGGAACTGCTCGGGATGCTGAGTCCCAAAGCCTAAGCTTTCCAAATTTGCCTGCTTTGAAGGAGGTTGGATGATGGCGGAAGAAAAGAAACCCACCTTTGTCGAGGTGGGTGATCGGTTAACATGATCAGCTATATCG